TCTCTAAGATTTAGTCACCCCTAAACTCTTTTTAAATATGTTTGTTTTCTCAATTTGAACTTATTGATTGTGAAATGCACTTAAAATATTCTTAAACATTTTTAAAACACTTTTACACACTTTATTTGTTTTATTGCTATCTTTTCTAGTGTTGTCTGTTTTTATCTGAATGTTTTGATTGTATAATTTATGCACTATGAACATTCAGATGTCAAAGCTAATAAAGTCAGGCTCATCTTCATTGTCAATTATTAAATTGTAATAGTCATCAAAGTCCATCTCCTCATTGGTTTCACTATGCTTGACTTCTTGTTCTGGGATTTTTTCATCTTCAGAACTTGTGTCATCTAGATCTTCCAAGCTCAAAGTATTGTCCCTTTTTAGGTCATCTAAATCTAATTCTAAATTTTGAGAAAGCTCTGTGGTTAATGTCTTAAACTCCTGTTCCTTCTGTAAGTCAAATTCCAGTCTTCCTATTCCCAGATCTCGTCTTTTCTCTTTATCAAAAACCCTGTTTACGAAGTCCTCTAATACCTCAACATATCTTGTCTGTCCTTCACTTATAGAATAGCCAAATAGAACTTTAAACAACTTGAATGCAGCCCCAATTATAACCATTGATTTCAACTTGCTAATTCGTAATAGGAGGCTAATTAATTCTTCCACTTCAAATTTCCCCAGTAGTTTTTCCTTACTAATCAGAATGGTTGCTAAATAGCCATAGCTGGTGTTCAGGGTGACAATGTCATCTGATATTTCTTTCATGGATTCGACCTTAAAAGGCAATTTGTTCAGAACATATTCAATTTGATGTTTTGCTCTTGAGCTGTCAGCATTGAATTCCTTTTCTTCTAGTTTTAGTACTTTTCTTTTATAATTAACCTCTGATAGGTTGCCTTGCCTTTTCTTTCTCAAAAGGTTGGATCTTAGTGCTTCTTTATCTGTTAAGAATTTTTGCCTATCAATTTCAACGAGTCTTTTAAATCCTTCATAGTCTTGGAATGGTATTTCTACACTAACTAAACAAACAAGGTTTGACTTTATTATCTTGATCGTGAGTTCTGTTCCTATATCACTTACTTTAATATTTAATGGAACTAGCTGACTCATAAAATCAATCCAATCAAAAGTACTAGTTTTAAAATCCATTTGAATCTGTTCAAAATAGATTAATAGGGCAACACATGCCTTGAACTTTTGTATATGAATAGGCATACTTCTTATTAAATCTATTAGCTGACTTGCCTCCTTCTGAAAACTACTCACACTTGGTCTGTTTATCAACATATAACTGAAATTGATAGGAATTGATTTCCCCTTTACACTTTCTAATGCTGAAACAAAGTCTTTTACATATTTCATCTCCTTTCCTAAACTAGCTGATTGCAAGTGCCACCTGGGGCTATTGTCAAATCTATTTAATTCTAACTTAACTATGTAATCTGGGATTCCAACTTCATCCAAAACAGTTTGTACATAAGGCCAAGCAGCTGCATCTTTGAATGTCTTATTTATAGCAACACTAATTTCATTTAGCCTCATTTCATTATTTCTTCTCAGGAGATTTTCAATTAGTTCCTTTTTCATTGAATTGCTCAGTTCATCTGGAAGTTCTAGTTCTTGATTATGCTTCATAAGCTCATTTGCTTGTTGGTTTCTGAATGCCTCTTCTAGTTCTTTAGACTTTCCAACATGCATTAAACCTTCTTCAGTCAGTTTGAAAATGCCATTGTTAGTTTTCCTATAAGATTCACCATTAAATTTTATGACATTAAATTTTGAATCTGAAACCAATCCTCTTAAGTTTATTAGCTCTTGTTTTTTGCCTTCACTTAGGGATAATGAATACTTTTCTATGGTTTTTAATGTTTCATCTTCATCTATAGACTTTCTTAGGCCTTCTGTTGTTTTTAGCTGAGGATTTGATTCTATTTGACTAAGAACTTCTCGGTTCCTAACATTCAGTGTACTTTGATTGTGATAAAAGAATCTATGGAGTATTAAGGCAGATATATAACTCATAGTTGTTGGTAATTTAATGGAATCCACCAGGACATCCTGATTCTTTAGAGGAGAAATAAAGTCTTCCTTCTTCTTTTTTATGTCCAAAGTTTCCAAAGTGCTGACAACATAGTTTAGGTAATCACTTAACACTAAATCAGTTGTTTCATTACCAATAAAGATGCTTAGATTTCCTTTCCTCCATTTAAGTTTTGGGCTAGTAGTAGAATACTCTGGTTTATATGATCTTTGTGTTAATATATTTGGTTTTATAAAAACAATGCTAGACTCAAAATCAGCATTTCCAAATTCTATAGTTGTTATTCCCATAGTTGTTTTAGTGTACACTGACCTTATTTCTCTTGTTTTCATCATCGAAGAGCCTTCTGATTTGCTAATTAGCATATTTAGGAATTCAATGTGTTGTTCTTTTGAAAGGAAATTTGGCTTGAACCCCTTTAACCAGTAAAATATTTCTTCTTCTACAATATTTAGTAAGTTATTACTTTCTTTATCCAGCGTTAATATTAGTCTTTTATCCAAAAAGATTCCTATAGCGTTCCCAAATTTGCAACTCAATTGGAATTTTCCATTGTCCATTCCAAAGCCCTCAGTTTTGAATATCAATTTTAAGTCACTAGCCTTTTGTTCAAACCCAACATTATTTGGATTTAGAAACAAATTAGCTATATTCATTATATGCTTTCTTGTTTTTGGGTCTTTTGCTGCACTAGCCTCCTCCACAAGTTGTGCTGCTATTATGTCTTCTTTAAGGACAGACATTGCATCAATTTCTTCTTTAACATCTGGACATTCTTTTATTTTACCATCAACTGAAATGAATCCAGTGGTTTCATGTGGATTCCACTGTAAGAACTTCATCAAGATCATGGTCTTTTTATTGTCATGTAGTGGTAGAGCACTTATTGCAGAGATGCATTCATAAATTCTGTAGTATCTCTCTGAGAAAGTAGCAGAAAAGATTTTTGACTCATCTATTAGGACATTGTAACTCTCAATAACTCCATAGCTTATAACACTACTACTGGAGTCTTCATATCTTGCATCATACGGTTTGAATGAATAGAAGGGTATGGTTGTATAAGATTCAGAGGCCATTTTCCTGCAGAAGGCTGTTAGAGCTGATATTGTATCTCTAATTTCATCTAGAGATTTTATTTCATTTGATTTAACTTTATCAATTAGTGGTTTTAAATAAGGATGAAAGGCCATTAGACTCTGCTTGTCAGTCTCAATCATACTTAAGTTAACACCCATTGGCCTGGTCATTTCTGCAGATAAAGAATCTATTATAAAAGCTAAAACAACAGCAGGTGAGTTATTTAGTCTTAGATTTGTTTCTCTTGAAAACAGTTTAGTTTTGTTAACCACAACATAACTGGCAGGTTCAGTTCTACCAATTGGATTATTCTCAGATTCTCTCAGTTTAGTTTTATTATAGTTGATTGATTTATCTAACATTGTTGTTACTTCCCTATGTAGCTGATTTACCTTAAACGGATCATAGCAGGCTATTGATCTTATTCTTTTATTGTTAGGTAGTTCAGTAATATCATAATCCTCTTTCAAATTCACTATGTTGGCTACGCCAGGATTGTTGTAAATGTTAAAGTTATTATTCTCAGAATCATTCATTGTCAGTTCTTTTATTGGCAAACAAGAGATCCCATTAACAAGGAAATCTTTAAATCGGACTTTACTAACACCTTTTTCAGAGCTGTTTCTATCTTGCTTTAGTGACTCATCCTTTGACCTGGACCAGTGATTGTCAATTTCAATACCAGTTTTATTGACAAAAAAGTATGCCTGAAGACACATTCGGACAAATGGCAAGCTATTTTCCTTCATACCTCCACTCAGTTTGTTGATTATGTCCCTGCTATTAACTATTTGTTTTATCCTTTTAAGTTCAGATCTGAAGTCTTCAGTAGGACAATTATTTTCAATTAATGTTCTGGCTACATATTCTGTATTAGATGAGAGAGCATCTAATTCATCTGTGTTTTCAACCACTTCACCTCTTAGGATGTTTAGTTTTTTTAATGCCCCTTTAACAGAGTCAGGCATTAAATAAACAAAAGGTTCTTCAATGGATGTTAGACAATTTTGCATTACTGTTCCTTTAAGAGGCCTCTCAATTCCATCTGTTTTAAAAATTTTATAGTTAGAACTGATAATAAGAATTAAGTTGGACAAAGCTAAATTGTAAGCAAAGTCATCCTCATCTTGATCTGTATGCTCCATTTTATACCTTGAGTAGGCAATATCAAAGCCTTTCAAACTTTTGTACTCTGAGATAGAGGTGAGCATCTCTTCTGACCGTGTAACATGTTTGTGATTATTCATTTTTTGGTAGTTAATTTTATTCTTGAAGACCAGATTTTCCTTTTTTGAAGCCTCTTCACTGAAGCTAAGGTCACGGTTTGGCCTATTGGCACTACCCTCAGATGATGAATTTAATACAGAACCACCTGAGCTTTTGACTTTGTAGATCGGCCCATTGTTGAATCTTTCCTCAGCGTCACTGCTGGTCTCTGCTGATTCAGATTGTGTTGATAAGCCTTTTGACCCACTGGTTTTGTTTAAATAACCAAAATTTTCATTACCCTTTTGACTGATGCCAAACATTTTCCTCATTTTTTCCTCTGCTGTCATTTCGACTTCCATGTCCAAGGATTGTTTTAAATCTCTTAGATCCCCATCTGGTGTGTCGTCATAACCACTTCTACTAGAATCCTCCTTTGTCAGTTCAATGAACCCTGTGTTTAGAAGGAAATTTTGCATAATCTCTGCACTATTTTTTATCACTTCAAAATCCTCGCTCATAGTTGAATTAGTTAGCAAATTCGAAATTTTAGGGACATACAGCCTTCCAAAACTAGATAATGTCTTTAGGAAAATGAACCCATACTGTCTGACTAAGTCCTCTACGTGTTGCATTAGACCTTGATACCTAGAAAAGCAGTAGATTAAGGCTGTCATATAAGGTGTGCTCATCATTATTGCCTGTTGACAACTGACATGCATGGACCTCCAGATTGTTAAAGGTGTTGATACAGTGTTCCCTATTATAGTGCTTATATTGTATTTTATAACTGAGGGTGATTTCCTGTGGAATAGGTCAAAGTCAGAATACATCTCTGAGACACAGCTAGAAATTACTGTTTTTTCAGATACACTCATCTGTAGGCACCTACTATAAGCTGTCCATAAGTTGAAACAGTCTAGTAGTGTGCTTGCAACCTGTTCCTCTTTGAGTTTAAAGTCTTCTTTAGAAACTTTACCCATAACTCGAAATATGCATAGAAAGTCATCTGATGAACCAGCATATTTGATTTCTAAAGAAAGATCAGGCATAACTTTGTTAAAATAATCTGTTGTTACTTTAACTAGAAAGTCTCTTGCACACTTGCCTAGTAAACTAGATTTCTTGTGATGTATGCCTTGGCCCATGTGGTTATAAGAATTTAGTGCAGAAATTCCTTTACTAATGTACCAATCAATAATACTATCCATGAAACTTGTCCACACCCAGTTGCCAGCAGTTTCACTTAGACCTTCTTTCACCTTCTTTTCATTAACAAGCCTTTTTTCCAACTTGGAAAACTCCTCACTGTTTATAAATGTGTTTAGTACCTTTTGGAACACCGGACTAGGTATTTCAATTTGTTTAAATAAACTCTTAAGATTTATTAACATATCAAAAGACTTCCAGTCTGAACAGACTTTTAGGACTTGTTGGGATATAGCATTGAACATTGCTGTGCAATGAACAGGACCCCATTTTGTATGGTCACCTGATATTGTGAAGACAATGTAAATCTGAACCAAGCCTGATTGGGAGTCCAATTTAAATTGGACAGTTATGCCATTTTTGCTGCTTGAGAACTTTTTTTCAGTGCCTGCTAATTCTAAAATAATATCCTTAATTGCTGGTTTTGCAAGAACATCTGAATTTGTTTGCTCTAGTAATGACATCTGGAAGCATTCAGAAGCTGAGTTTATAATTTTCGTTTTTACTTCTTGTACCAGTAAGTCTCTAGCGGCACCTAGCTGACCTTTAGGTGCAAGCGTGGCAAAATTTCTGTGTTCCATGTTTAGAATAGAGCTGAATGCTTGTTGCTGTAAGATTGCTTGTTTACTTTCTTGTGTTGTTTTAACCAATTCATAAAGCACTTTAGACCTAATTGATCTAGGTAATCTATCATTGCCCTGCCTATTCAAGAGCCTTTTGCATGTATTGAAATTCTTTGACTTCATCGTCAAAATTGTTAGTATGAAGTCATACCCTAGTTCTTTCAGATTGAACTGAGCAAGTAGGAATTTGACCTGTTGAAGTAGTGTTGAGTAACTATTTGCCTGTGGGTCTTCTTCTGAGAACTCATATTGATGCTTCAATGGATAGTTATTTGTTGCAAACATAGTTATAATGTATTTCAACAATTCGATTGATTCCCTTGGGCTAACTGAACCAACTATCTTGTGAAAGTCTCTTGAATAGTCAAGTAGGCTAATTAATAGTTCTGCTGGGTCTTTGTATTTCCCAGAATTTATATCAGCATTGACTTTATCTTTAGAGTACAATAGTGATAATTCGACTGATGAGATGTTTTCAATCCAAGGGCAATTTAAAGTATGCAGTAACAGAAGGTTAAATAGCTTAGCAATTGTCTTATCATTTTCTTTAACAAATTTATCTTCTAAGTAAGCTAATTGTATTTCTTCCATATGGAAACTAGCTGATGGGTATTTTTCTTTCTGTAGTTTAAGAAGTTCATAACTTTCAAACAGATCTTTTCTTTCACTGACTATCTTGTCCAATTCATCTTTACCTATTGTTTCAAGATTCAACTGTTTTATCAGTTCTAGACTTGCTTCCACCCATCCTTTATAAGAATCTTCAACCAGTTCCTTTAGTCGTTTACTAGATGGTTCTTCTTCTGACCTTGACATTATTTGTCTTAACTCTTTATAACAGTCAGTTTTGAATTTGATTAAGGAGTCATCTTTGGATAATCTCTTTTTGTTCCTAATAGACCTTGACAACCCTTTAATCCAGTAATACAATTGATTTGCATCACTTGTTAGTAGTGTTTTAAAAATTGACATATTCGACTGAGTCCTCCAATCTTTGAAGTCTATCATATTCGAATCTTTCATTATTTTGTTCACATCTTTCCCCATTTCAGACCATGTTTCACCTAGCTTTGTCATCTCTTCACAGAAGTAGCTCATTAGTGAATCCTTCTGTTCTCTTGATTTAGCATCTTTTGCATGATCAATTCTCTGTTTCAGTAGTTTTAAATATTTTTTTGACATGTTCCTTTTTATGCAGTCTATAGCTTCAACAAGATTTATTTCTACAATCGGTTTAGATATAACGGATGTTGTTTCAATTATACTGGTTATAGGTTTCCAATTTACAGTTGCCTTTCTTGCCTTACTTATGGCCCCTTCATTTAATTCAGTGGTAGACAACTCAGCTGCTACTTGTAACAATTCAAATGAACCGTAGGAGTATTTTGGGCTTTTGGATACAATTTCAATTATGTCTTTCTTGACTTCTTCAAACATTGGCTTATATTCAACCTCCAGTGCACTGGGTTTTAGTATTTCTTGACCTTCAGTTTCCTTTCCTCTCTCAATTTGAAAACCTCCAGGAACAGAAATTGTGTAAGTTAAGTGACTCCTTACCTTGAATGGGCTTTCAGTTTTCATTATTTTGGATCTTGTGTTGCTTGAAAACACAGTAACATTAGAATCATCACTACCTGTGCTGCTAGAGTCACTAGTACTGTCACTAACATCTTTTTTTATATTTAATGCCTTTCTGTATTCTCTAATTTTATCTCCCTTCAGTACTTTTTTAATTAGTTTATTACAATCTCTTCCATGTGCCTTTGTTCTGAGATTTGGGACACCCATTAGCAGTCTAATCTTCCTCAAAGCATTTTGTTTTGTGACTTTGTCTGAGCCTCTTTTGTTATAGACGTCTATGCAATTCTTTAAATGCAACTCCCATTCCACATGCCTCTCTGCAAAGTCATTAAAGACTGATATTTGATTGCCATCAAAATCATCTATTTCTTTATTATATATGTGTACAAGATATATATCCAGTAAGAAGTGTCTGTCAGATATTACTGTTGAACCATATACTGACAATGAACTAATAGTTGTCACTGGCCTAAACTGGTTTTTCTTCCAATTCTCTATGTTCTCAGTAGTATTCTTCAAACTTCTAAAACAGCATATTTGTAGATGCAATCTTGAGACTTCTGTCTCAATTCTTCTTCTTGAGTCTGACAGTTTACTTCCTAGCTTTTCTGGCATACCAAATTCAGATAGTGCCAGCATGTATGGGTATCTCATTGTCTGTAGTTGTTTGTTAAAAATCTGACTGTTTAATGCAATACTAGGACCTATTGCAACACCAAAGGATATGCTAAACCCGCATAAAAGATTTATTGCAACATTCGATGAGTCACTCTTAAGAATTGTGAAGTCTTTGGTATCAAACTTTTGACAGGCTTGTGCTTCATTAAAGGAGCCTTCTTTTGCATACATTATGGATTCTTTGAATTTTGAATACCTTAGTTTGATCTCAGAATTGTACTGTTCTTTGAAACTTTCATATGATATTTCAAACCCTGACAAACAACTATACATCTGGCAAAGCTGAACAAATGTTACAATGTAGCAATAGTGTATAGTTTGTCCTAAGGCTGCTGTTCTCCTATCAAGGAAGAATCTGACATATTTTGTTTGATTCATGTTGTTGTCCCTAATTGAGCAAATCATGTTCGATGTCTTTTTCTCTGGTAGTTTTATAATCAGGTTGTAGTTTGTGTGTGGTATCTTCTTTACTTTGATTCCTGAGTGTGAAAATTCTGAACAACACTGTAGAAAAACTCTACATACCTGTGAATAGAAGATTAAATTTTGAAACCACTTAGTCCTAATTAATGCCAAACTTACATTCCTAATTTTCTCCATGCATATCTCGTAAACAGTACCTTTCAATCTGTCATTAAACTCCTTTTCTATGTCTTCATAATAAATACAACTCCAGTCGAATTCTAGTTGCTCTTCTTCTAGTAAAAACAAATTCTTCTCTTGAGTTTCTAGATAGTTCTGAATAATATCATCATCTATCAAAGGAAATCTATCATCTAAGTTACCCTTCCTGGCTTTTTCCTTTTTTTCTAGCAATATTTTGTCAATGAAGTTTCTTGAATCCTCCTCTATCTGTAATGAGTCTAGTATATTGTCAATCCACTCTTTTTTGAGCAGGCATTTAGGTAGATCATCAGCCTCAAACATTATATTGTTTTTTACCTTATTGATTATGTCATTATGTGAAGGGCTTAACTCAGTTTGTGAGAAATAGCTTAGTTTTTTAAGGAGGGAGTTACACAATTTGTATAATCGTTTCTTTTCAGGTGATGCATTAATCAGTTGCGCCTCAAACACTACGTCTTCTTCATCTGAGCTTTCTTCACTTATAGAATTCACTTCGGCATCTCTTCTTGCCTTGTTATAAGCTTTGTTGAAAATTTTAATAGTTTTCTTTGTTTTCTTTGATATGTCATCTCTTACTGCATCTTTTAGATTCAACTTTCTATCGAACCTAGAGTCTGTGATACTGGTCAATTTGGAGGTAACTCTGTATAACTTTGATATGTGTATCTGGCCTTTTGAGTCTTTATAGCCAAATTGTTCATTCAACATGAGAATGGTTTCACAAATCTTGTTTATTAACATCTTCATTTTTTTCTGCTTTTGTGTTTTTGACGAAACTACCATTGAGACAAACTGGTCAAAAACTGTTTTTGATATTGTTAAGCTCTCTTCTGTGTTTGAATCATCAAATTTTGTTAAAGATCTATCTATGCATGATCGAATGCTCAATAAGTCACATTGCTGACCTTCTATAATTGGCTTAGCTTTCTCCACAGAACATAGTTCACAATTCCTATTGGTTTCTCTTAATCTAATGCATAGATATTTTACACACTCTTCTGGTGAGAGGTTTGAAGTCCCAAATTTTAATGATTTAAAACAAGCCTTGCAGAAGGCCATTTCACAATCTGACACTACCCAGCCTTTTATGAAGTTCCAACTTGTTACTGTTCCATTAGTTCTTACAAAATATTTCTTTGTCCTCTTTTGTTCTTCTATAATCTCAGGTGCTATCTCTAATAGCTGGTTGAAGAATTTGTCCATATCTGATCTATTCATATTTAAAGATGTTCCAAATATGTGACCTTGAATAAAATCACTCATTACTGTGCCCGGGACTTTTGCACCAGATGGTCTGTCAATGATTTCCTTTTTCCATTTGTTGTAATAAATATAAACATCTTCTTTGAGGACAGGTGTTCTAATTGTTGTACCTGCTTTCAGATTATTCCTTATTTTTTGTGTACTAATGTCACCTATGACCATTTCTGTTACATCTAATGGTGAATTTTCAGAAAGCAGTTTGAAAGCTTTTGTTAAGCTTCTTCTTATAACTGGTATAAATTCTTGTCTGATCCACCAATGTTCATCTTGTGCCCTAGTTGTGTCAACCGCAGAAATAATAGTCACCTTAAGTCCAAGTGATCTAAGTACATCTATGGCTGATGACCATTTGTTCAAGTCTGACATTATTTTCCCTTCCTGATCAGTCTGGTATCCAACTTCAATCAATAAGATTTCTGGATTGTTTATATCTGATTCATATTTAATTTTGTCCCAGCTTTCACTAGTAGTTGTCATTTTTGTTAGCACCTTCTCTTCACTTTCTTTAGAAATTCTGTCAACTACTTCTTCTGGAACTGTTTCCACTTCTTGTCTTGTTTTGCTTATTAAACCTTGTTTGTCAGTCATTGCTAGAATCTGTTCATCAGTAAGAGGTTTATCTACTTCAATTTCTGTACTTAAAGTGTCTAGTATCATGAAGTTTCCTTTGGTTACTTCTGTTACCATTCCACCTTTGGAATCATGCTCTTTTGCATAACTAACCATACTCTTAATCAGAGTGGACACAAATTCATTTGGGTTCACAATAGTTGTGTCTGAACCCAGCTCGTGAACAATTTCTCTTTTTTGTGTGTAAATTCTACTGCTTTCTTCAGTTTTACTCTCAGTAACATTTGTTTCAACACTGGATGCTTTTGATTGTGGTTTCATGTTAACCTTTAATTTTTCCTCAATTGGGCTTATCTCTTTGCTAAAGTCATCAGTCACTTCTTTCCCATTTACTTTATATTTTTTGTAGCCAAAAGGCACTTTAACGACAATAAAGTCAGGTTTCATATCTCTAATTTCTGGATGATTTTCTGTCCTCTTAATAAACAGTGGCACAAATGATGGTAAGGTGTGTCTTAGTGATGTAAGTAGAGTTGGCTTCAAGTCTTCTGGAGCATATAATAATTTCCATGAAATTGCAAACAGTTGTTCATATATTTCTCCCTTTAATCTTGTTAGATTTGACCATGCTTGAGCAAAACTGGAGCTCATTAGGAATTGATCCAATCTATTCGAAAGAGGCCTTCTAGATTCAATCGGACACATTTCCACAAGCTCTCTCAGATTCTTTTCAACACCTAATGTTATTGATTGAACTGGAAGTCCTGCCCTTTCCTTGGTCATTTTGACTAATCTATTTCTAATCACACCTAGCAATGACCTGTCATCATCAGAAACTTCATCACTTTCCACTAATAAAGGTAATACGTTAAATGTGTAATTTGTTAATGCAGATAAGCTTTTGAGACCCATTATGCCCCCAGTTGTTGTGGCCACTATTTTTGATAGATTCCTATTCTGAAAGAATCTACTTACTAGTTTGTTTATGATTACTTCATCTTGTTGTTCAATTCTTTGTAAAGCATATGTTAATATATTGATGTATATACCAACTGTTTTTATTATATATCTATAATATGCGTCATATTCTGCATTGGTTTCTTCAAATTTCACATAATCTGGCAATAATTCAGGATAAAGGGGTTGTTTAGACTTCTTTTTTGATAGCTGCTTTATAAAGTCTAAGTCATTATTTGCTATAACTGATTTATTATACTTTGAAGCATTTTCTAGATATTCAGCTTTAATAGAATCCATTTTCCCCTTTATTTGCTTTAGTTTGTTTAGATCAGAGCTTTTCAGATTGTGACCATTCGACTTTATTTCAACTAAGTAGTTCAAAACATCCTGTAAGGCCAATTTTCTAAGACCTCTTGACTCATCTAATTCTTCAATCTTATCAATTGTATCTTCTAAATCAACCAGTATTTGACTTTTTGGTTCATACGTCTTAATATTTTGTTCAACTATACTGTTTATCATTCTTATGTAATCATTATAATCCATTGAGTATTTGGAAGTTGATATATTCATGGCAAGCAGTGAATAATCAGATGTAGAAAGCTGAGATACAGCCTTTTGTATCCTACCTATTACAACTCCTAGATATTCAGAGTTGACATCTTGAATTAAATTAATAAGACTTAAATCTTTTGGGTTCATTAGCATTGTTCTAAACTTACTGTCTGGGCATCTAGGTAATAGCATCCTTTTCATCTCCAGTCTATCATCTAATGACAGTGCTTCTGTGGGCCAGCATACCAAACAAGTGAATAACGAAAAAATGGCAGCATCTAGAGTTATTTGTGGATGCAATATAGGTAGGTATAAACTCATAGGCTGACTTGGTAACAGTTCAGAGACTATAAATGTTTCGTTCAGTGTACTTAAAATAAAATTACTGAAGTTCATTTTTACAGACTTATTTGTATTTCTAACAATATGTTTGATCAGCTCAATGATGTTTTGAAATGTTCTACTTTCCAGTCCTTCTAGTGTTTCATCATTGGCTAGTGTGATAACTATCACACTCTCAACAACGTCCCTATAGAAGGCTAACTTTCCGTTAAAAGTATTATACAGTATATAACCAACTCTGATTGGGGTTAGTTTTTTACTTCCTTCGAAGTTGACTTCATCTCTATCTTCTATGTAATTACCTGATTCAATACTCATGTTTTTCCATATTGCTTCAGCATGTCTTATTTCTTGATTATTCAACGTCCACTCCTCTTCTGGTCGTTTGCCCAATCTGCTTACTTTACTAAACCCAATTCTTCTTCTCACAGATTCATCTATTTCACTTGAATCTTTGAGTGCTGTCTTATAAGCTTCATATCTTTGACTAATGTCCTTAACTTGTTCACTGACATCTTTTAGCTCACTTTCCTCCACCTCTGATAGTAGCGGTTTACCACTTTGTAGCAGTTCAATCTCTGCCTCTGTCAGGGTGCTACTAGAGCTAGGAATTACACCTGTTTCATCTTCATCTGAATCAGGATCAATTAGATCTGACCAAAGACCCTTAAATACAGACATTCTAGTCTACATCTGCTACATAAATGTCCAAGTGTCTATAAGAGTTAACGGGGTGTGTTTATCTTAGAGA